CTGGAGAATACTAGACCACAAACTAAAACGAAACATAACCCCAACAGAGCAAGAGCTTTATGACTTGACTAAAGTTGAACAGGTAAAAATACTGGACGAACACGGAATTAAAAAAGTTCCAAAATACGAAAAGGAAAGAGTAGAAAAAATAATAAAAATACTAACAGGGGGCGATTAGCGTGGCAAGATTTATAGGAGATCAGAATAAAATTGTAGGAATACACGAAAGTGGGACTTATGCGCATAATTGTGCAGGAACAGACACAGTAGCAGGTAGTACATTTTGGATAGGGCAGGTTACAGAAAACTCAATAGATGATGCTGAAAATCGTATTGAAGACAGATACATGGGAACAGGAAAACGGACATACGACACAATGGAACTGGGACCTAATGACGTAACAGGCACTTTAACATACCACCCGCATGATATGAGGCTGTTGTTCTATGCAATCGGCTCAATAGTTGAGGTTTCAGGCGCAACAGCAACCACATGCACACACGCAGTAAGCGAAGTCAACAGCGATGTATGGCAAAGCCCGTTCACAAGCGGTACAAACACCCATCCCGCGCCTATGAGCTTCACACTTGAAGATTCCAAGCAATCACCTGGAACTGGAAGAAACTTCATAAGGACACTCAAAGGCTGCACCACAAATGTAACTACATTGACACTGGCACAGGGCGAGAAAGCAACAATAGACGTAGATTACATAGCAGAGCATCTACTTCCAAGTTCAGGTACAACAACGACATTAGTAAATAGCGGTCTGTCTACTGATGCCCTAAAGCAATCATTAGCGCCTTATATGTGGGAGCATTCATTGCTTACACTTGCAGGTAGCCCGATGGACACATCAACAAATATTAGTTTTGAGATAAACGAAAACAAGGTAGGCAAGCATTACAATAACGGCAGCAGAGTTATAGGGGTTCCTTACGGCGGCAACAAAGACTACACTTTGAACGTGACCATGGACTTGGACGGTCAGGATGCGATGTGGCTATATGAACAATACTACAAAGGCGGCAGTACATTTAACGGAACTCTTGACATGAACGCAGATATAACCGCAGTCGGCAGCAAACACACAACTTTAATATTCAGTGGATGCGAAGTAACAGACATGCCAAACCCAAGTACGGCAGATGCAGAGACAACCGAAACTACACTTGAAATCAGACCGCAAACAGTTGCAGGCTCAAGTTGGGATAGGACACATTTATATGGGGTTTGGTAGTAGTTACACATAAGTAGTAAGCAAATAGGAGGCAATAATATGACGATGTTAAAAGTAGAAGATATAACATTCGCTCGCGGAGAAGGCGGGCGACTTATCCCCCAAATTGTACCTTTAGAGACATTTAAAACCCCGGATGGAGAAGAAAAACCAACAATAAAAGCGATTCCGTTTAAAAGAAGTAACCACATTGGCAAAATCAAAAATACCAAAAGATAAAGAGATGGCAGATAAGAAAGTAATAAAAATAGGATTGATAGAGCCGAAACTGACAGACGAACAGATAGACGGAGAAGACGTTGTACCCTCTTATGTAAATGCAATAGGAATAGCCATCATGTCTATCAGTCTGGGTATAAGCCAAGAAGAGATTTTAGAACAGTTTAAGCAATCAACATTACAAGCTGCAATCCAGGACGCCGAAGCTGAACTAAAAAAAAAGACAGAGAAGACGATTTAGAACTATGGCTGCACACCACAGGCTATGACGTCTTCACAATCCCTAATCTTACATACCCGGAAATAGGGCGGCTTATAGACACAAAAAACAGGGAAATCAAGAAGAAAAACAGGGAAGCAAAAAAGGCAGAACGAAAATCTAAATCCAAGAGACGATAAAATGGCAATAGCTGAAATGTTAGGCGGGAAAGGAGTAAGCGTAGTGATATCCGCAGTTGACAACTTCAGCCAGACATTTGGAATCGCGCAGACCAAGATGGCGGCCTTCAAACCGGCAGGTATTGCGATAGCGGCAGGGTTCGCGGCAGTCGGCGCAGGAATAGCGGGGGTGGCGGCTGTTACTGTCAAAGAAGCCATAAAATTCGAGAGCGCATTTGCAGGCGTTAAGAAGACAGTTGATTTGACAGCAGAAGAGTTTGATATATTAAATCAAAGTTTAAAAGACATGACAAAAGAAATACCAAAAAGTTATGTGGAATTGGCATCTATCGCAGAGATAGCCGGGCAGTTAGGAGTAGAGGGCGTAGACAATATCACCACGTTTACGGAAACCATTGCCGATATTGGCGTAACTACCAACATGACCGCAGAACAAGCAGCGACAGACTTTGCGCGGTTTGCTAATATCATGGGTATGCCTATCAGCGAAGTAGACAGATTAGGATCAACGGTTGTAGATTTAGGTAATAATCTCGCAACTACCGAATCTGAAATTGTAGATATGTCTATGAGAATTGCCGGCGCAGGAAGTACCTTAGGAATGACTGAAGGACAGGTAATGGGCTGGGGCGCGGCTTTAAGCTCTATGGGAATAAGAGCAGAAATGGGCGGTACTGCTATCTCTAAATTGATGATAAACATAAGCGCTATGGTCTCAACAGGTTCAGAAGAATTAACAGGATTCGCAGAGACGGCAGGCATGACCACCGAAGAATTCAGCAAACTATTCAAGGAAGATGCATCTGCCGCATTACAGGCATTCTTTAACGGGCTTGGAACTATCAAAGAACAAGGCGGAGATGTGTTGTCTGTTTTAGAAGAATTAGACATTAAAGAAGTAAGATTAAGAGATGCCACTTTGAGATTAGCAAGCGGAAGCGATACACTAAATGATTCTTTGAATATCCAAAAAAAGGCATGGGAAGAGAACACGGCACTGTCAGAAGAAGCAGAAAAAAGATATGCTACTTTAGAATCGCAGATACAGATAGTAAAAAATGAGTTTATGTTACTTGCTTGAGATCGGCGAAAAGCTCATGCCGATAGTCAGAGACCGATTATTGCCGTTCCTTAAAGACGACTTAATGCCTGCGATTAGTAGTGTTGTGTCTGCTGTTGAAAATCTGATTGATGGATGGAAGAATCTTAGCCCTGAAATGAAAGGCGCAATCAAAATAGGGCTTGCAGCCACTACAATGGTATTAGGATTAGTTGTGGCGGCGGGGGTATTGTCTGTTGTCATGGGCGTGTTATTATCTCCTATTCTTCTTGTTGCTGTTGCTATCGGCGCATTGACGGCTGCAGGATATTATCTCTGGAAAAACTGGGGTAAGATAGGAATAGGCATTGAGAATATATTTATCGGAATTAAGAACACTGTGGTTTCAGTATGGAATGGTATCGTAAATACTATCGCCACAAGCATCAATAAAGTAATCGGCATGATTAATAAGCTTATCAGAGGTTACGATAAAATCGCAACTAAATTAGGTGTTGGTAAAATAGGGGAATTAGGCTATGCAGATTTAAGCCGATATAAAGCAGAACTGACACCATACAAGACCTACACCGCGCCCAGAGATACATATACTCAATCAAAAAAACCAGATACAATCATAAACATCAACAACCTAAACGGATTCAATGCAAGAGACATAGCAGAACAGCTACAGGAAGAATTAAACAAGAAAATAAGCATGGGATAACATGAATACATTACTAAGAAACTCAAACGAAAAAGAGATAACAAGAATACTAGATTTTGTCCCTGGAATCTTAGAAGAAGCAACAGACATACATTCTTTTTACAAGTCACAGGCACGAATAAATAACCTATATAGGCGCGCGAAAGGAATCACGAAAATGAGTTATATGGATAGATATTCATCTGAATCTATCGAAGAAGAATTTACCAAAACACGAAAAGAACTGGATGATATTTATTACAAAATCATAGGCGAATAGAATGAGATGGCAAGATGTTTCAAAGATATTAGCAGGTTTAAGCACAGTCGGCGTAGTCGGACTGTTCTCTTATTTGTTTTTATTGACAGGTATGGAATACACGCATTCAGGGGATGGTGATTGTAGTTATGTGGACGGAATCTATCAGTGCAATGCGACAATAAACATAACCACAAAGTTTTGGAACTTTGAATTTGAACATCTAAAAAATGATAGTTATATTTATCTGCCTGCAAACCTGAAAGACTTTACTGGAAAACTGATAAGATACAAAGCAGGAGATTTAGATTTTGTGCCAGCAGTATATAAGAAATCCACTTATGGAAGAAAGTTATGGGTTAATCTCGACATGATAGATAACATAATAGA